TTAATTGATTACGTACATCACCAGATAATGGTACACTATTACTGTTGAAATTTATACTTTTTACCTCTTTTAAGGTTTGTTTTTCTTGTTTTAAAAATTCTAACATAGTAAAATGAGATACATTATGTTTTTTAGCTAAATTATTTAAAGATAATATTTCGTAATCTTTTCTAATAATATCTATGTTTTGTTTTAATATATTTATTTTAAATGAAGATTTTTTTCCTTTAATATTTAAACTCATTTTATTTCTAGTTTCTTTAGAATGAATTTTACCTTTATTTCTACTTGTTCCTTTATTAGCTTGGCTTATTTTATCACCAAATTTATCAGGTTTAGATTTTCCTTTATTAGCTTGGCTTATTTTATTTTTTGTTTCTTCAGATCTAGGACCAAAACCTTTATCAAACAACTCACAATTTAAACCACTATTAATAGTATTGTAATATTTTTTCCAATATATTTCTTTATATATTAATTCTTCTAATAAACATTCTTCAAGTATTTCAAATTTATGATTTTCTACACCATATTTATTTAAAGATCTATATATTTTAGGTTGTTGTTTACAATCATAACGTTTATAAGATTTAAATCTTTTTTCTATATTAATAGATTGCCCAATATATACCTTGTTAGAAGGTGAAGTAATTTTGTAAATTCCTATCATAAATTTATTTAATAATAAATATATTAAAACCCCAAAATACGCCCAGCGATATCATTTTCTGGAAATCTAATTTCAAAAATACTAGGGTCTATTGATGGATATACTGTATTATTTCGAGTAGCTCCTTTTATGTCATATCCATATTTAGAATATGTATTTCCTGTATCATCTTGTTTATTTATAATTTCCAATTTAACTACAGATTGTACACCATTTACTTGTAATATTTGTGACATTATATCAGATATTATAATAGGTTGATTTATATTCCATTTTTCTATATTGAAATAATCTTGTATTTTTTTAATACAATTAATAATAATATCATTATTATTATAACCACTTTTAATAGTAATATCAAAATTTATTCCAATATTTATATAAAAAGCATCTTTTATATTAACAGCATCTGTAGCCATTCTAAACTGCTCTATATATCTAACTAAATTATTTTTTAAATTATCAGAAGCATTAGTTAATTTTTTATTAGCATTATATCCTAAAATATACATATCTAATGATAATGGATTTCTTTCTTCTATAGTTGCAACTGTTGGTGTTTGTATAGGTTCAAAAGCATAATCTTGAGTTACATATACCTTTGCTATACTTCCAAAATCTGAAGGTAATGATAATGCTCTTACCATATAATCATCTTTAGTAACAGCTCTTAATTGTGATTGATAAGCACTTAATGCATTATTTCTAATTTCTTCTATTTGATCTCCATCTCTTCCACCATTAGCTGGTGTAGGATTATTTACACTAATACTATTTAATATAGCATTTGATATACTATCTGATACTCCACTAGGAAAATATATTAGTGATTTATCTATAGTAGTAATAGTATTAGTATCTATATTTGATGTTATTCCTCCTCCAACTAGATATCTAACAGTTATATCTATATTTGGAGATAATCCATATTCTTGTGTATGAAATACAGAAGCTTTATTATAATTATTATATAAATTAGATATTCCTGGAATTAAACCCATTCCTATATTATTAGGAGTAGGTAATATTGTAGAATCATCTTTATTAGATATTCCAGCTCCAAATTCAATTTGTAAAGTATTATTAGATAATATACGGGAAGTAAATCTATTAGGAACTCGTTTTAATTGTAATAAATAAGGAACTCCGTCTGAATTATAAGAAGGATTATTTATTTTATCAAAAATTACAGATTGAGCTAAATAAGGAACTTCATACCATTTATTATTCTTAAGATCAATTATATCTAATATTTGGATAATATTTGTATCTGATATATTAAATGTAGAAAATTTTTGAGGAGAAGATATATTAAATGTAATTGATTTTATTTCTGCTGATATTGCTTTTGTTTGTTTTTTTAATAAAAAATATTTATTATCAACAAAAGTTATTTCAGTATTATTTGTATCAGTAAAATCAACTTTTTCTGTTGTTAAAAATTTAGTTCCATATCCATTAGATGTTAATGATGTGTTTTCAGGTATTACCGTAGCATAATTATAATTAGGAACTAAAATACCACTTGAACCAGATGTAGGAACTAATTGATATATATCTATAGTAGCTACAGAAGTATATGATGCTTTTGGTCTATATCCTAAAACATATGATAATGCATATAAATTTTCTTTTTCTTTAGCATTAAGTAAAAATGTTTCTTGTATTTGAGTATCTAAATAAAATGACATTGCGTCTCCAATATAAGCCGCTAATTCAATAAATATATTTCCAGGTGTTCCTTCTGAAAAATCATTATAACTTAACGGAAAATATGTTTTAGTATAATTTACTAAATTTTCCTTAAAGTCATCAAATGTTCTATTTAAATATGATATATTATTTGCCATTATTATATAAATTGTACTGTTATTTGTTCTGTATTACCTGATATTTTTATTCTATAATTTACAGTTATTTGTATTTTATTTTCATCACGTCCATTTTTATCTATTATTATATCTAAAATTGATATTTCTGGTATGAAAATGTATGTATTTGTTTTAATTAAATTATTTATTAATTCATCTATATCATCTGTTATATTTTCAAATAATACCTTTTTTAGATCACAACCAAATTCAGGATTCATTATTCTTTCTCCCTTATTTGTTAATAATAAATTAATAAAATTAGATTTAATTTGTTCATTTGTACTATAAGTACTATTAAATACTCCTTTACCGTCAAATGGTAGTGAAATACCAATAGCGATATTCCCTTGTAAATCTAAAGGATTAATTCTTATTGTTTCTTTAATTGGCATTTTAATCTAAATTTCTTAATCCAGCTTTATCATGAGGTGTCATATTATCAGCAGCATCTTTAATAAAAGCTAAAAAAGGATTAACTTTTTCACCATTATCATCAACTTTATCAATTACTTTTAAATCAGAATGAACAGGTTGGTTAAAACCAAATTCATTTCCTAATTTAGACATTAATTGATTACGTACATCACCAGATAATGGTACACTATTACTGTTGAAATTTATACTTTTTACCTCTTTTAAGGTTTGTTTTTCTTGTTTTACCAAAACTTCATTAATAATTTCAGGTAATTCTTCATAAAGAGCCTCAGTTACAGCATCTTTAATTAGTTTTTTAAATAATTTAATGTTCATGTTTATAAATATTTAAGCTATGTTTTTTAATAAAATCCAATTTTTATGTGATTTTTGTCTATTTTTAATTAAACCACTTACATTTTTATTATTTAAATTATAAGTAGTGTAAAATTCAGATTGAGTTCCTATAAATTGTTCTAAAGTTAATGTTTGTAGAAAAACATATTGTTTTTTATCTAATCTAACTTTTCTACCTTTCATTTTTTGACTTTGATTTAAACCAAATCCTTCAGGTTTTGGCCTTTTTTTATTTTTATGTTTTTCTAATTGTTCTGGAGTTAGTTTTCTTCCTTTATTAGCTTTTGAAATATTATTTTTATGTTTTAGAGATTGAGGTCCTAATATTAAACCTTGATGTGATATAGACATTTTTTGTTTAGTTTCATCAGACCATTTTCTTTTATATTTTATTTTAATACCTTTTATTGGACTAATTCTACCTTTCATTTTTTGACTTTGATTTAAACCAAATCCTTCAGGTTTTGGTTTTCCTTTATTAGCATCACTTATTTTTTGCTTAGTTTCTTCACTTTTATATCCTCCTTTTCCATCTTTAAATTGACAAAATAAAGACTTATCCCATCCATATTTCTCTATGAATTGTTGTTTCCAATGTGTTTCACGTTCATTTAATTGTTCAATACTACATTCTTCAATTATTTCAAACATGTGATTTTCAACACCATGTTTTTTAAGAGAATTATATAACTTTACTTGACCTTTACAATACATCAATTTATATATATTCCAACGTTTTTCTATATTAACACTTTGCCCAATATATATTTTATTACTTGGACTAATTATTTTATATATTCCTATACTCATATAAATATTATTTATTATAAATATATGATTAAGCAATAAGATTGGTAGAATCTATAATTAATTTTAATGTGGAAATTAAATCTTCAGGATCTAATGTATATGATTTTTCACTTTTCAATACTTCAACATTATTTGTATCTATAGCAACGGCATAGTGGCGTTTATTCCCTCTTATAATAAATTTAGGATCATTATCTTCTCTTATTGCAAATTTAAATCCTTTATATTGTTCAAAATCTGTTCCAAATTGATCACCACTTAATAAATTTTTCCCTGAATCACTATTAACTGATGCTACTTCTAATATTCCATTTATATTTAACAGTTGTCTTTTATAATCTTCTAATATTTCAATACTTTTTTCTAATATATTAATTATTGAAGGTAAAAAAGCACTTAATGATAATAATATTCTATTTGCTTTATCTAATATTTTTACCAATTTCATTATTAAATTAATAGGAACACCTATACCTGGTGGTACAGCAGTCGGTACAGGAATAGATGATATTATTTCAACTATAATACTAAATATATTTATATATATAGATATATTTTTTATCTGTTGATTTATTTTAATTAATTTATCTTCGTTATTTTGAATTATTTTAATTGCATTGTCTCTAACTATTTTAGCATTATTTAATTTTTGAGTATCATTACTATTATTAGCCTCTTCTATTATAATATTAGTATCTTTTACTAGTTGACCTATTTTATTATTCTGAGATACTATATCTGCTATTTTATTTGTTAATAATAATATTAAAGTAGATGCTAAGGTTTTCTTATTACTTTTTAATACAGATTTTATACGAGTTTTTTTAGATTTTCTTTTTTCAGTTCTAATATTATTTTTTTGTTTACTTCTAGCTTCTTTACGTTTTTTCTTAGCTTCTTTTTGTTTTTTAAAAGGATCTTTTTTAAAATCATCTATGTTTTTTTGATTTTGTTCCTTTTTGATTTTTAATTTTTCTTTAGATATATTATAATTAATATTTTCTACTTCTACTAATTTTTGATATTCTTCATCATCCAAAGTAGGAGGTATATCTATTACTTCTCCATTTACTACTTTTTTAGAAGGAGTATTATCTTTTTTTAACCTTTGTAAAGTTAATTGATGTTCAATATCTAACTGTATCCCTTCTTGAATTAAATCAATTTTTTCTTTATATAAATAACCTATACTTGAATTATTATCAGGTGTATTTATTTTATATTTAGGTATATTTGGTAATTGATCTCCAAAAGTTTTAGGTAATACTGATGTTGATAAGGTAGATAATGTACTAGTAGGAACTAAAGTAGATATATTATCCTTTTGATAACTAGAGGTTACATTGTTCGATATTGTTGTAATTTCAGCCATTATGATATAAATACTTTATCAGATGTAATTGTTGATAATTGTTCATTTAAATTTTCAATATCACTTAATAATTGTTCTCCTGCTAAGTTACAATCAGTAATTAATATATTTCCTTCAGGAGTAGGAATACTTGCAGTTGATAAAAAACCAGCTAGTTTAGTAAAAGTATCTAATATTCTTAAAAATAAATCATGTGTTTTACCACCTAATAAAGCAGGTTCATCTGGGTATTCTCCACTTTTATTTGTTCCTAATAATATTAAAGGTGAATTAATATGTGTTGCTTTTTTAGAATTAAAATTAATTATATTATCTGAATTTAATTCTATATTAGTTTTAGAAAATAATAGAATTTCATCTTTTTTAGAATTTAAAGTTATTCTATCACTATTTAATATTATTTGAGAAAAACTATAATCTTTAGATAATATAGTATTAATTCTAGGATTTTTAATATTAGTACTTGGTTTTAAAGGAATAGTTTGAGTAGTTGTTAAATAAATTGAAGATTTTTCTTTATTTATTTCCTCAATATTTGCTTTTAAAGAACCGGTATTATCAGTAATATACCCGTTTACTAATATAGTAATAGGATCTCCATCTTTTCCTGTATTACTCCATTCATTTAAATTAGATTTTAATTTAACAGTACTTCCAAAACGCAATCCATTTCCTTTTCTTCCTTGAAATATTCTATCTCCTTCAAAATATCTTAAATTTCTTATATCTGAAGATTCTATAAATGTAAAACCTAACTTATCTCCCGATATAGCGTTTTGTTGATTATTATTCCAAATATTAACTGTTCCTAAATAATATTTTTTAGAAGCATTATTTGATATTTGAGTTAAGGGAGAAGGAGCATCTATAATATAAATTAATTCTCCTATTAATGGATAATCTTGAGTTTGAGGATAAAATGGACTAGCTTTTTTACAAATATTTAAATCAATAATATCTATATTTTTCGATTGTTCATAATCTAAATATAATACCGTTCCTATACTATCCCAACTTCCATTTTTTTCAAATATTTCTTTAGAGGGAGTATTTTCATCTATTATAACAGCAAATACTTTACCTATTTGAGGTTTAAAAGTAGAACTATTACCACCCGGCAATTTATTTGCCGATGTAACTAAACCACCTAAATTATCTCTTATTTTCATATTTATTTATCTGCTGAAGGGAGTACTTTTTGTACAGTTCCATCTAATAATTTTTGTCCTTCTTCTTTAATTTCTTTTTGTTCATCTAATAATTGTTGTATTTCTGTAGAAAATATATCAAAATCATTACTGTTAGATGTAGTAGTTGATGCTCTTTGTACAATACCTGCCATTTTTATTAATTGTTCATTATTTTTTACATTAACATCAATCAAATCTTTAACAGTAGGCATTAACATTACTGCAGAACCAGCATTAGATGTTGCTAATGGTTTAATAGCATCTATTAATTCGCTGATTTGTTTGTCAGTATCTTTATTATTTTTATGTATTTGTTTAAATATATCGGATAATGATTTATCTCCGAATAATATTATATTATCAAAATTTGCCATATTTATTGTTTAAAAGTCCAATATTTTTCATTTTTATTATATTCAATATCTAATGGATATGTATAATCTTTTGATAAACTAGGATATTTTACCTCTTGTTCAGTACCAAAATCAACATCAATATATCCATTAGACCATTTAAAATATGTAATATTATTTTTTTAATAATAATTCCATTAATTTTAAAAATTCTTTATGATTATTAATAGTAATTGGTGATTTAGGTAGATTACTAACATTTATTTTAATTTCATCAATATATTGTTTTGTTATAGGAAAATTTTTATAATCTTCTTTATTATCATTTATTGATAAAGCATTTTTAATACTAATGAAATTTGGTAAACCTATATATATTTGAGAATTTTCTATATCAAAATCTTCTGGAAGGACATCCTTGTGTTCAAATGGATTCCATTCCGTTAATTTATCACCATCTACCCATCTATAACCCAAATCATCTAAATATTTAGATATTCTAACCCAGTTTTCTTCTGTTATTTCGATTGGAAATTTTTTAGGTAAATTAGGATTTACTACTTTAATTTCTTGTATATTATTAAAATCACCAAAATGATAATAATCAGCCCAATAATCACGTCCTTCTGGTGTTTCTCCCCATATAAATCCTTGTAATATAGCTTCCCATACACTATCAAATAATTTATTAGATTTATATGAAAAATCTTTTTTCCAATTAGTTAAGGCTTGTGTACGGTATGGTTCAGGAAGTTGATTTAACCACCACCCAATCGTTTTAGGAGGGTAAGGTAGCGATACTTTAATTTCAGATAATATGTCTTTTAATTTAATCATATATATAAATATAATTAATTATATTCTTATATAATCATTTTCATAATATTGATTATATAATTTTTTACGAATATCATCTAATTTTTTAGTAATTTTGGTTATTTGTGGTGTAGTAGCATCGGTTATTTCCCTAATATATATATACAACGCCTTTTTATTATAAATTTCCAAATTATCACTTTTACGGAACAATTCCATAATAGCATCAGCTACTTTATAATCTTGTTTTTTAGGAAATAATGTATATAAATGTTTGTCTATATATTTTATATACAAATTAAAGAATTTACCATAATCAGTAGTATTACCTGAATTTTCTATTTCATCATAAGGTAAATCGGATTCATCATTAACTTCGTCTAATTCTGCATATTCCTGTAATTTTTTATAATTATTATCATTATATGTAATAAGATAACGTTTCGCAATTGTACCGAAATAAGAATAAGCTTTAGGAGGAGTAATTTGAGATATTTGTTCAAAACATTTCTCACTTACATTTAATTTAGATATAAATGTATCTATTTGTTCCTGAGTAACAGTAACAGCATTATTAGTATAATTTTTAAATGAATCTTTCTCATAAAATTCATTATATTCTTTAATGATAATTTTAGTTAATTTATCATTAATATTTTTACTATGATTGAATAAATGAAGTTTTTCTAAAAGAAAAGTAACTACTTCATGTTTTAATTCTTCAATTGTATCTGAATCAGTATGGTAAAATTTAAAAGTATGGATTATATTTTCAGATAATTTATAAAAAGCGTATTGTATATGTTCCTTATAAATTTGATTTCTAATTTTCTGATCTTCTAAGGATATATAATGAATAATATATTTCTCAGTATCTTCAGTAAAATAAATTCTTGGTTCTTTTGGTTTTCTTTTTCTAGGTTGTCCTTTTTTATTTAAAGGAATTACATTTGTTTCTTCTATCATATTACATTTTTATTAATGTTATATAATATAATAACAAGAATATTAATATCCAAATTTTATTTAATAGAATTCAAAAGTTCTTGAATTTCTTTCATTTCTTGAAAAGTAGAAGATAAACCTTCTTCCTCAGAAATCCATACCTTTTCATCAATTTTCATAAAAGACTCATTCATCTTTCCGATTAATATCCCAACTGAATTAATTTGATCTTGTTGAAGAATAACCATTTCTTCTAATTTACGATTTTTCTTAATTAAGAGAAAACCTAAAACCAGTATAATTTCCGTTAGGTGTATACCTAATATCCATAAAAATATTTCCATAATTATTGTGGGCTAAATTGTTGTTCAAAATCATCAGGTTCCATAGAAACCATATCACGTATACTTTCTATTTCCTGTTTTAAGGATTGTATAGATTCTAATATGTCATCTTGAGGCATATTTCTACTTACTTGTAAATTAACACGATTAGCTGTTGCATCAAGTTGCATTAACCTATCTATAACGTTGTTTTTAAATCTCATAAAATTATTTTTATATAAATATATACAAACTACATAGAAATATTCTATTATACGTTTGTACTTATTTTTTACCTTTATTTATTACCTTTTTCTTCCCTCATTTCTCATTCTTCTTATTCTTCTTATCTATTCCACTTTTCTTCTAAAATTTAAAAGAAGTTACGAAATTTATTTTGCTTTTCCAAATTTTTCTTTTAAAGCTTCACGTACTAATTTACGAATTGTTTCTTTAAGATCATTTATCTTAGGTGATTGTTGTAAAATAACCTTCATTTTTTCTAAATCTTCAGGTTTTTCAAATGTAATTTCAAAATTATTTTCAATTTTATTATCTATAATTTTTAAACTATTTGTATCAACATCAAATTTATTTAAACGATTAAGTAAAGCTGCTTTATCTTCTAATTTAATTTTATATACTTTCATAACTATAAATATATAAACAAGACTACTTATATCCAAATAATTTACCTAAAACCTTAAAAATATAATGGAGGTAATATAGAAGATGTTACAGTAGTGCCATTAAGAATGGCCTTATCCCATTCTTCGAGGGTAAGGCCGTACGTAGCAGCTTGTTGTTGACGCTGTTTTAAAATTATTTTTTCGAAATCTTCTTTTGTAAGCGCTAAAGATAATGGTTTCATAGAATTAAGTTTTTAAACCACTTTTAGAACGCAGAATTTTAATATTTTTTAGACGGAGGATTAAAATTTTCTTCTAACCAATCAGCAAAATATAATAAATCATGTTTTTCCGAATTAATTTGTTCGTAAGCAGCTTTACTATACATATTCTGAATTTCCTTCCAATCTAAAGATTTCTGGATAATATAAACATATTCTTTATCAGCGTGACGGAATTCAACTTCTTTATTTACAGAAAGATCATCTGTAATTGTATTAGGTAGTACAGGTTTAGTAATAACCAAATTTAGATTATTATCAATATTACCTTGTCCATATGGATTGTATTGAACAAACCATATATCATTTCTCTTAATTAATATTCCTTTCATATTTTTATTTATTTAAATAAAGGTAAGGTATATACTTTGCCTATACAAAAAAATTGTTTAAAAGTTCGAGTTGGAATTTTACAAAGGGATTTCGAAAGGGTTATTTCGGAAATTTGAATTGTGTTGTTGGGATAACACATTGCAAGAGGGTAGTATGGTATATAGGTATATACTTGTCGATGGCGATTTTAGTTTTTCTACTGAACATATATCACATTAAGCGCCACATAAACGGCACGTCGATGGACCGCAATGGGCGTGGGAGCGGTTCACTGTTGTGCCGCTATCGGCCCGCCAACGATCGATACCGTCCTTGTTTGGGCACGTTTTTTTACGGCGGCAACATTTTTATCCATACATCACCTCCCCGCAAAATACTGTTTGTAATATAACACTTGCTGTTTCGGCATCATCTTGTTCATTAATCGTGTCTGTTAAATGACTAAATGGTGTTTTGGATACTTTGGTATGAACATCACTTAGATTAATTTTATATTCATCATCACTTTCTTGATCAAGCAATGTTAATGTATTTCCATCTTTTAATATTTGCATTAATACATCTTCATAACATATACCTGTTTTGCCTTGTTCAATTAAATTTTGTTTGGCCGTTTCATATTGATTTTGGTCAAAACAAAGCTCCAATGACATTTGTTCCATATAACCTGTCCCAACAGCATTACATAATGCATTATAGAAATATAATTCTGATTCTGCTTGTGTTAATAATATTTGAGCCATTGTAATAATTTTATTTGAATGAATATATGAATTTAATTTTGACTACACTACACCTAAATTTATTAATACAACTTTTGGTCCTACATATTCACCATCTTCGTCATAATCTTCATCCTTAAAATCAACAGAACCATCATCATGTGGACTGTCAAACTCAACTGATTGTATATCCAATTTATATGTCCAATCAGTTAGGTCAGTGACCATACCCATTACTTCGGTTTCAGGATCATATTGACTGAGTATTGATATTAATTCTTTAACGTTCATAACCTTTTATTTAATTAAATATACGAATTGGATTGTGCCTTACCTGCTTAATATACCTAATACAATTATTATTATACAGGCAATGATTAATTGATATTTGTTTATTGTTTTCATTGATTGAATTTAAAAATGGGACGATGCCTAGCACCGTCCCTATTTAATTTAATTCATACCTTGACTTGGATTTTTGGTCATTGTACCTAACATTACTGACATACCAATCATATCCATTTGTTCATTAATGTACTCTGTATATGCCCATAAACTAGCAAACATTACTTCTTCGGCTGTGGTTTCAGGTCTTACCTTTTGCACTGCCTCTAAAATTTTATCGGCTGCTTTTTTGTTATGTTCAATTCGGTCAATACATTGTTGAACTGCTTTATCATTGATTTTTGCATCAGCGATTTTTTGGTCCATTTCGGCTTTTTCTTTTTGTGTCATTTTATTTGTTTTTATTGTAATAAATGTATATAATTAATTTTGACTAATCTTCTTCAGTTTCGATTATAATAGCTGTAATATGGTCTTTAGGTTTATTAATTTTATTCATTCCCATCCCTTCATATTTCAACAATGCATTACAAATATATTGTTGGAATTTAACTAATGACTTTGCATTATCCACTTCACGTAAAATTGACTGTTTGTCTTTTTCATTTATGTCTTTATCTTTAACAAATGTTTTGACATATTCTTTTACTTCATTTAGGTTTTTCATTGTAAACACTGTTGTGCTTATCTGTTCGAAAATGCTTTTAATTGCTATCATAACCTTTTATTTGAATAAATGTACAAACATTGCTTTGCCATTCAAATTAAAAGAACCCGGGAATAATTCTGCCCGGGTTCTTGGTTTAATACACTGTTGTATTACGCTTCAACAGCTGTTTCGGTTTGTACTTCTGTTGTTGTTTGGGCAGGTTCAATTGCCACTACAACTTCAGGTTTAACCATTGGTGGACGTCCCGGTTTGATTGGAATTCCTGCTGCAATTTTGGCATTTAATGCTGCAACTCTTTGTTGACGGGCACTGCCTTCAATTACAGGTCGACCTCTTCCTACATATTTTCCTTCTGCTGCCTTAGCCGCACGTGCAGCTAATTTAATTTGGCGGGCACAACCAGGAACGATGGGACGACCTTTTTGTTTTTCTTCTGCCACAACGGTTGTTGTTTGGGCCGGTTCTTCTGTTGTTGGAGTTTCACTTACAGGCGTTTCTTCCATTACGGGCGCTGTTGTTGTTTCTTCAACGGTTGGTGTTACTACGATTTCTTCTGTAACTGCTTTGTTGTTTGCTTTTTTCTTTGCCATAACCTTGATTTTAATTTTTGTTTTTATTTAATAATTGAATTTAATAATTTTATTTTGACTTACAATTTTTCCTTTTTTCTTTGTTTTAATTATTTATTTGAATAAATGTACGTTGTTATTTTTGCCTTCCACTAAATTTCTTTTGCATACACATATCGATGGCTTTTTCAAACATGTGATACGTCCTTTGGTTTGCCCAGGTGTGTACCAATAACCTCTACTATATGGTTTTTTGGGTTTAGTTGCTATTAGTTCCGGTAAATCAGATAACCTAGTAGTATATTCTGAAACACATCTTACAGCATGACATAATCCACTACTCATTACATAACAATTTTTCTCTTCATAATGTTTAAGTAGTTTCTTATATAATAATAATCGTTCTCTTTTTCTCATACATTTGGTTTTTAAGATATTACTAATACCAATTTATCATCTTCATTATCATCATCATTTGATATTTTATCCATTTGGTGATAATCACTATATTTAATATATTGTTCTTCTGCTGTAGTAGCTTTTGGTGCTACTTGTGTATTCCAATGGTCACCATAATCATATCCGATATGTACTTCCATTCCAGGATCAAGTCCTTCTAATTGGTCTCTTAAATCTTGTACTGTCATTGTTTTATATTTTCTTGGCATAAAATTTTATTTGAATAAATGTATACAAAAAACTTTGCACAAAAAAGTCGCTACAAAAAAATGTAACGACTCCTGCTGGCAATACGTGTGTAAATATTATTTTGGATTTAATTCGTTATGAGTATCTATTATCAATTTAAGGTCGGCGTATGTAATATCATTCCAACAACCAATATTTATTTTGAAGTCAACTAATGTTATTGCCCAATTTTTTAATTTATTATTATTATTATTAGTAAAACGTGGTTTGATAATTTCTTTAATATTATTTACTAATACTTTTCTTCCTTCCACAACAAAATAATCGGTATTCATTTTTAATAATATCTGTTTACCATTGGATAATGTAATAGTTTGTTCTCTTTCTTTATACACCTTTTCAAACCATAAATCAATTACTGATAAATTACAAGCCTTATCATACATTCTTGATCCTTTCTGAAAGATAACACCACCACCTAAATCCGACGCATCAACACAATCTATTGATTCAAGTATTGATTTTTTGGAATGTAAATATTCGGATTTAATTTTATATCCAAGTAATTTTTGATTTTCTTTAGGTTGTTCATCATATAATTCTAAGTTATCTTCTTCAGCAAAATGATCAGCTGCTATTCCTTCTAGAGTAAATCCCAACATATATTTACCGTTATTATTTATACCTTTAAAATACAAAAATGGTTGTTCTGCTTTTTTGGCTTGAAGAATCATATTTGAACTATGATATGAATCTCCAGCACTTTTAGTTTTAGGTATCTTTACTTTATCTCCGTAATTGAATTTTACTGCCATAACCTTATTATTTGAATAAATGTATTAAAAAAATTTTGCCTATTCATTATCGTCTTTATGAAATATATCTTTTGTTTTATCTTTAACATAACCAAATAACAAAACCATTAATATCCCTCCAAAAAATACAACACAAAAATCCCATACCTTTTTTCCATATTTAGTATGTCTTAATTTGAAAATAACAAATACAATAATTATTATTGTTATATTTATGTAGTCGTTTGTTGTAAATTCTACCATTTCATATATATTTATATATCATGTTTGTTGGATTGGGTGGTTCGGTACATAACAAGCTCGGGTTTTGCCCAAACACACTCCATACATCATATACATCATTCCACATACAACACGTTTTTAATTATTTTCCAATTCCATTGCTTTCCACACTATACAAAAGCTTTATACATTAACACAATCACATACACCAAAACACTTATAACAAAACTCGCACCAAAAACGCGCTTCCATACACAACATTCACTCTACCATTAACAACAATTGTGATAACAATCACACAAGCAAATAACATTAATTGTTATTTTAATATTTGAATTAATCTAATTGAATCTATACTATATAATGAATCAACATATTTTTGATCATATCTTCCTATATTAATTCCTTGAGATATACTTCTCATTCCACACACATATCCATATTCTAACACAGTAATATTTAATTCCATATCGGCTTGTTTCTCACGTTCATGTCTATAATTTGATATATTTCCAATAATATAGAATAATGTCAAAATTAATATAATTATGAATAATTTATTTTCGTTGCTGTTATTGTTCATTGTTTTGCTGGATTATTTATTTATTATTTACACAATGCAATTGCTTTCTTTAAACATTGGATACGGCCCTTATTATTTCCTCTATCATACCAATATCCTAATTGTTTATCCCATTCATTATCTAATTTTGGTCGTTTTGGTTTTTGAGCCCATAATTCAGGTAAATCATCTGCAACATTTATACTATATATTGCCTGAAAGTATGCACATAGACCATTGTATGTGTATCTGGGTAGATAACCAGGATAATTAGTCCAATCATGTAATGCTTTTTTATATAATGATAATCGTTCTCTTTTACGCATAACTTTTAATTTATTTTATATATTAAATATACTTCTTGTACCTTGACCAAACACTGTAACTAGAAAGCAAATCATACATATTAGAAATAACATAACAACTCCAATTACCCATGATACGAGATAACCTACAATTTTACTATTATCATCAATATCACATAATATATCAAATAACATATCATTATGATATTTTCTACCCTTACTAATATCGTATATTATATTTAATTCTTGAATTATTTTAATACCAATATAACCCGGTACAAATATTGTTATTAACATTGTTATTATACCTAATAAAATTGTTAGTATCATAATATTGAATTTTAATTGTTTAGCACCCTCTTGTCTTATTGACGCAATGTACTTGTCTATTAAGCCTAGGCCAATTGATATTTCAAATCCTCCAAAGCTCAATAAGAGTAGGGTCATGTAGTTAAGACTTATGCACTAACACCCGTTTAAAAGCATTTCGCGCATTATAACTACTTGCTGAGAACTCGTTTGTGTTGTAGAGATAGTGTCCTATACTCTCTTTTAAATGACTATATTCCTTTCTCAAGGGAACAACACATCATATATTACTATATGAATTTTATGAATTGTTATCATTTCACATGAGTATAAACTACTCGGCAGTATAGACTTACAATTCAAAGGACTGTGATAACCTTGTTGATAATTTTTACTTTCTACTAATAAATTAGTTGTCTCAGACTACAGTACATAATTATCAACTACATTCAGTTTATGTATTATCCTGAATGGTTTATTTTTATTTTCAAAGAACTTCATATAAATAAATCAGAAATATCTTTTTGTGATACTATCGATTCTTTTGTATATATTATTTGATGTTCACCATCTACCCATTCACTTACATCTAATATTAATATGTGAAAACCATTTTCAAATAATATTCTTAATTCATCTGGTTTAACCCATTCTTGTAATTGTTCTATAGATTTAAATGAACAAAACCAATTTCCTTTTCGATCTAATGGAAAATACATTTCTAATCCATCATTATGAGGTGAGTTAAAATTTTTATGACGTTCATATAAATCTGGTAATATTTCATTTTGATTTCTACCTACTTCAACACGTCTACCATCTTTTGAAATAAACATCCCATACCCATCTGATTCATGTTCAATACGAATGATTTGTTTTGTTTTTGACATAACCTTTATTATAGAATGAATGTATAAAAGTTGTTTTGCCTTTAATACTCTATAATATCAATAATACAATCAGTATTTTCATCAGAAGCAAATAATACAAACTTTCCATCCTGATAAAATGTTATATAACTAGAGTAATTACCTTGTTTTCTAAATTGTTTATCTGAATTTATAAAATGTTTTGTTTCATAAAATATAATATTTACCGGTTTATTTTTATCTATTTCGTAAAAACCGTTACAGTGTTGACTAGTATATTTAATCATTACTACGCTACCGGTTTTTAATTTATCCCATTCAATTTCTTTTTTATCAGAACCAAATATTTTATCGAATAATTCATGTTGCTCTTTGGTACAAGCTCCACGCATTTCTTTATAGAAAGCTTCATCAATATCAATGGATAACCCTAATACAATTGATGTTGCCCATTTAGCACATAATTTTTCTTTCCATGTTGAACAAGCACTATCAACTATTGATTGAGCCTGTTCTTTTGTTATTGTTCTTTTATTCATAGGTATTTCTTTTAAAATATGTTTTTGAAATTGTTCAAATGTTATTTCTGTATAATCTAGTTTTATTAAATCACATATATGGGTATTATTCCATAAAGGAAATATAAGATATTTAAAAGCATCTAAATTATATGAATAACATCCAGATTGACTATTTTTATTTATCCATTTTTTTACAACTACTAATTGTTCATTACTTAATTGTTTTACATTTAATTGCCATTTTTCAGGAAATGTCTCTTTAAGTAACCCTACACGTTCAAATTCAGATATAGATACCATATAATGGTTAAGTTGTGAATATATATTATCAAATATAATATACATTATACCTCTATATGAAACGGGTGTTGATTTTATTTCATAGTTAGATTCATTATCAAATGTAAAAATGTAATTAGGTTCTGTATCCTTCCATTTTTGACATCTATATTGTAATTCCTTGTTGATTACAATTTTAGTACCAGGTGTTGATAATTCTTCAAATGTATATTTTTTCATATTTTTATTTTTATGATTTTTTAGGTCTACCTCTTCCTCTTATTGGTTTTGAAGCTAGTTTAGCTGCTTTTTCTGCTTCGCGTTGTGCTTTAACTTCCGGTGGTAATGGTTTTCTGCCCCTAGATTGACCAGTAGGTACATATACTTTAGGTGTTTTTATTTCACTTGGGTCTTTTCGTGGTCTACCACGTCCTGTACCTTTCGGAACATATACTGTAGGTGTTTTACGTAATTCAGGAGCTATTGCAGGACGACCTCTACCACGTTTTGGTTCATTTGATTCTACACCTGAAATTGGTGTTTGTTGTTGAATAAAATCGTATGATTTCTGTTTACGTTTACTTTTAAATACTTTTGGATGGATTATTAATGCATCCAAATGAAATGCTCGTCGTAATCCAAAATCATCAATTACTTCATGTCCACCTTCTTTCCAACCTTTTTCACCGACTTCATGACGTTTCAGATATTGAAATTCACCACCATTATCACTATCGTAATATTGAGCAGGTAATACTTCTATACCAGGTTTGAAATCGAGTAAATGTTGTTCATTTTCCTCTAAAATGTATTTCTTACGTGGTATACTTAATGGATTTTGAACTTCTATAATTTTCATAACCGTTTTAATTTTATTAAATGTAATAGTTTTACTTTGCCTTACTACATTAATTTTTCTAAAATACTCTGCAATGAATGTTGTATATTCTGACGCATTTCAATTTCTAATGCCATTCTACGTTCTTCTAAAGTACTGTCAAATTTTTCAATGATTTGTTTATACAATGTTTCGCTTTCAATTGAAATAGTGTATCCATAAACATGATTAATAAGAGATACTACGTGATTATCAATTACTATAAACATTCCTTTTTCGTCGTTTTTAATAAAACGTTTATTGGAAATAGGTGCATATGTTAAACGTGTACCAGTATAATCAATTAAACACAGACATATTTTAGTCACACATTCTTCTTCTTGAGTAGTAGGTTGTCTAGGGTCAAATTTATTTTTAAGATAAATATAAATGCGAAATAATAATGACTGAATTCGTCCTAAGGGTTTAATTTGTTGATTTTCCATAACCATTATTTACTTTATATTAAATTATTTAGAGTGTAATTAATTGAGGCTTCATAAGCTTCTGTTAGTGAATCCCAAACTTCATACCCAACTCCATTTTCACAATGTATAGTTATATAATCAGAAGTATCTTTATAATTCCAAATTATAACGTGAAACCTATTTACGTTAAACGTTTTAATATGACGCACTTCAATCCAAATCCCATGTTTCTCATACAACCACATTACCACTTCTGCAATGGTGGGTATAGACATAAAATGTTGTGTTCCATCATTCCAATTACTTAATGGTGCAAACATATCAGTATAATATATATTAACATTACTTGGAATAATATTATCTTTTACTAGATGCCAATGACTTACATGGATTCTACCTCTAACTTTAACATCAAATCCTTTTTCTTTTAGCAATTTAGCTAATTCAAAATTTACTAGTGTATTCATTTTTATTTATATTTATTTTTAATATCCTCAACAATCTATTGTAAAAATAATGAGAATTTATTTATGTTGTAGAAGTAAGGAACTCTTTGTGAACTGACTCCAACATTCCCTTCTTTTAATTCAGTCTAACCTTCTATATTT